CGCTCTTGGTCTTCTTGGGCGGGCGGAAAGGTAAAACAACAATGCGCCAACCAGTAGGCTTCGGTATCCGGTCGATTACGCTCTGGTCCATGTTCTCCGGACGCAGACTTTCTTCTTCCTTTACTTCAACCTCCTGCTGTGCAGCACGTTCCTCGGCCCACTTTTTCTGCAGTGCAGTCATTTCTTCTGCCATCTAATTTCTCCATTATTGCGTGGCATCCACCACGAGGTTAGGGTTAATACTTAGTCGCTTTCTACTTTCGTCAGTATTTTCATCATCTCGTCTTCTACGAGTTGCAGGGCCTTGACATGGCCTACCTGCTCGCGGTAGTGCTCCATGTCCTTTATGCCACCGTAAATCATTTGCTCGCCGATCTCGTGTTTACGAGATCGGATGAGTTTTAATAACTTCTCAAAGGCCTGTTCCATTAAGTGATCTTGCATCCCTTAGTTTTGCGGGCGGCTCCCTGGCCACGGACGCTTACCATCCCGCCAGCTTTGTATGTCCCCACGCCAGGATTTCCCTCTTCTGCCTCGTACGCGCGGGCCTCCGCGGGAACCTCTTCCATCATTTTGCGGCCCATTTTGTACTGGTCCCGAGCGGTTTTAGCCGAGGTAGTAGAAAAACGAGAAAGCATGTCCTTCTCCCCTTCCATACCCTGCATGGTCATTCCCCGTGCCTTTTGAATCTTTGCACGCTCTTTTGGTGTTGGTTTGCGGTACATCGGCATTTTTTGCTCCTAGTAGATTTTGGTTGGCACTTTGGCGTCTTTGCGCATTACCTCGCGCACCGGTCCAGGGACCCCGCCTTTACTCATTTTCTTAGACTTTCCGGCTTTAGATAGCGCAATGGCCACGGCCTGCTTTACCGCTTTGCCCTTGCTGGCAGGCTTACTGGTTCCAATAGAGCCTGTTTTCTTATACTTGCGGACCATCTCGGAAACGTTTCCGCTGATGGTCTTTTGGCTACTGCCTTTCTTGAGTGGCATTTTGTCTCTCCGTTTGTTCTAGGCGCATCATAGCAATATCTGCCTTTGTACCGGCAATATCTTCGTTAGACGCAATCCGTTGTTGGTCGATAGCCGCTTTTTGCTGAAGGGCCTGGGCGTTCTGGGCAAGCTTCTGCTGATCGTTCTGGGCCCGAGCCTGGTCTACCTGTGCCCGCTGAGCCAGTTCCTTCTCCTTTAACTGGACCAACGGATCAGGCGCTCCCTCTCCAGACAATTGCTGGGATAGCTGGCGTAGCTCGCTCATCCCCTGAGCCACCAGCATGGCAACCATGGCTTCCTTCTGCATATCAGAGACCACGTCCCTATTTTCTGGGCCGTACTCGGCAAAGATTTGGGCCTCAACCTGCTCCTCGGCCTTGATGCGAACGTGCTCAAGAATGTGCTTAGTTAGAGTGGTCGCCGCCATCGGGTTACCTTGAACAATCGGGCTCATGCCCTGCAACATGTGGCTCACAATATGAGCGTCATGTTGCTGCCCAGCAAACGCCTTTAATTTCTTGCCGTCGATGGCTTCTGCGTTTTCCGTAGCCGGATCTTTTGGCCGTGGCTCTTGACTATCGTCATAATTCAAGATCATGTCGATGTCCCGTGCTCCAAGGGCCTCGTACATACGGCGATAGGCCTCATACATATTGTGCATCTGCGGCGCAGACTGGGCCAACTGTAACTGCGTCTGGGCCATCATAATCCGCTGGGCACTGGAGTAGATATTGGGGTCAGCTACGGGGAGCACGTCCACACGGCTATCAAAGTCCTCCCGGAAGATCTTCCTATTGCCACCCGGCACGTCAAACGGATACTCGTCTGGCAAATACTTGGCAAAGCACTTTGCCATCAACTCGAACTCAAGCTTTTGCGCATAGTGCAGCCGCTTGTGGATGCCCGACATAACATTGGCACCCTTTTCTAACAATGCCATTGTTGTACCAACTGCGGCCTGTTGGTTACCGTCGCCGACCTGCATGTCAGCAATGCTGGCTAACCTGCGACCACTGTCAATACAGAATCCCATCAGGGTATACAGCGTCTGGCTTGGCTCCTTGTACGGCAGGGGCAAGAGAGAACTGGATAGCTCCGCGCCGCCCGCATCAATGTCTCGCCACTCACCCGGCTGCAATGGCTGATCATCGTCCGCGATCCGCAGACCACGAGCCTTAAATCCTGCTGGCAGGTTTGACAACGTTCCAGCATCTAGCAATTGACGCAGTGCAGAAGTGGCTGCCTTATTCAGGTTGCCAATCAGGTGTACCAGTCCATAGCCCATGCATCCGGGGCCTGGGAGGAACATGTAATGCACGTAATACTGCTCCGGGCAGCACGTTTCATCGTCCTCGTTCCAGTTGCGGTAGATAGATAGGACCTTGCCGCTATCCTTGTCAAGGGTGATGATGTAAGGCTTCTTGATCCCGTTCTTGTCTTCAAACCCTGGGATGTCCATGAGGATATGCGCTTCCAAGAGCGTATATTCTTCGTCCATGTACCCAGGTGTTTGCCCAGATACTCGGTCTTCCGCTTGAGTTATTGGCGTCTCACGGGGAGTAATTGGTGCGTCGCCCAGGTCAATATCTAAGTACGTGCCATTGACTTGGTTCTTACGAAGATCGTTCGCTGACATCGGAACAACCTGGATGCAACGCTCGTTTTCCCAAGGATTGCTCGACCCGTGGTAGGGCATGACAAAGTTGTCAGGCAAAATGAACGGCGACACGCAACGATTCTTGTTCTTGTCGAAATAAACTTTCTTGAAGGCCGACCCACCATAGCCCACGTACCAGAGCATCTGGTCGAAGTCTGGCGTGTACTCTTTCATGACCGTGGTGATCTCGTAGTTCATGAAAGTCTTGACACGATCTGCCTGCTGCTCACGCTTACGGTTGCTTGCGCCAATTACCTGCGTGCGCACGGGACCGCCCGAGGGCATGAGTTCTTTCATGGCCTGAGCAGAGAACTGCGTAATCGCTTCTGTCAGCAAGGGCACCGTAACGCCAGAGGCTCCACGAAACGGCTTGGTGCGTACCTCGTACTGGAATCCCAGGTTCTTCAATCCCTCTGAGTAGGTTCTTTCCCACTCTTCTCTGGAGGCAATGTCCGAGTCGAACAGTTCAAGGATCTCGGCGCCGATGTCAGTCAGGTCGCTCTCGTCAATCTTTTCGGCCAGGTTTTGATAGTGCTTGGTCTCAATTTCTTCGTCTTCTTCCTCACCGCCAACGCTTATCGTTGCACCGCCATCTTCGTCAATCTCGACGCTAATCATCTCCTCTTCCGGCAACACCTCTTCTTCAATCTCTACATTTACTTCTTCGCCCATGGGCAGTTCAGAAGCGGTTAGAGCTTTTTCAATGTTGTTCAATGTATTCTTTTTGGCCATCACACTGCCCGATCATATAAAGGTTTATCTACCATGCCGCCCTCGGAGAATCTCATGCCTTGTGTCATTACCCGTTTGGCCGCATCTTCATCAATGTAAACGCCAAAACGAGTGGCGTTCTCTCCTCGTCTACCTGGAAAAGTAAATTGTTTTATTTCAAATCCCGGACCTAAGTCTTTTATTACCTGTTTTAAATTTGGGCCAAGTTTTTCATATAAATGAGCCTTATCAGAGTCAGTGCCAGGAAACAATAATAATCCTTTGCCTCGTTTCATCGCCCCATGAATGGCATTTTTTATCATCAATTGTTGTATCACTTGTCCGCTTTTACCCATCCCAGGGTAGGCTTCTTCTACATCTTTTTTGTACTCCGGGTTGGGTCTTTCACTAGTAACTTGCCCTGTTCTAGGGTCTTTTTTCACAATAGTTGGGCGATTTGCATCAAATCTATCCGACTGAAGTTCCATAACTAGCATGGCACCTCGGTTGTTATCTTTGAGCGGAATATTGAAAGAAGTTATTTGTTCTGGGGTAAGATCAACAAACCTGCTAAAAGAAATTGGATTGTTTTGTTCAATACTCGTGTGTTGCCCAGGGTAAATAAACCTCGCGTTTTGTTTTTTTATGATATCAGCAAAATCTTCTAGTTGATTTTGTAGACTCATTAACATTGCCTGTTTGTTTCTTTCTACTTGCGTAACATACCCATTAGATATCTCTACCAACGACTTTCTTACTTTTTCTAGGTCTTCTGGAGTAGATGCCCCCATGTTTTTAGTTTTTTCATCAAAACTTTTTATCATTTTGTAAAAAGTAGGAAAAGTAATAAAAAGCGGATTTGAAGTCGGCTGTACCCCTAGCGGACTTATAAATTCTCTTCTTTCTGCCTCTTCAAATAACAAGCGCAAGTTTTCTAGCGCGTTGTTTCTAATTTTATCTTGGACTTTATTGATTTCTTTAGAAGAAAAGT